TATGGCTATCATGAACATGGAAGGCGAAGGCATTGGCGACATCAAGGAATACTTCCGTAAGCAGCTAGTCCAGATGGGCGTTCTGAAGCCAACGGAAGAAGAACAGCAGCAGATGATGGAAGCACAGGCTAACGTGCAGCAAGACCCACAGACTGCTTATCTGCTGGCTGAAGCTGCAAAGGCCCAAGCACTGGCTATCAAGGCACAGGCTGACACTGAACTTACCTTGGCGCGTTCTGAAGAAACGAAGGCCAAGACAATTCAAACGCTATCAAGCGTCGATATAGACGAACGCAAGTCCGCTATTGAGACTGCTGAAAAGATTGGGGCTGCAATACAGCCGCAAATGAATGTGGTTCCACCCTCCACACAATTTGGGTGAGTTAATGGGGTTAAAACATGAAAACGGCAGAACTGGATAACGACAACATCGACACAATAGACATCGACACAGACATCAATGACCAAGCGGAAGATGAGACCAATTCCATCGACCAGGCTGATGATGACGAAGAAGATGACGAAGATGAAGTCGTAATATCTATCGGAGAGGAATCGCCACCTCAAGATGAAGAAGTTCGTGCGCCAGCTTGGGTGCGTGAATTGCGTAAATCAAATCGGGAAAAAGAGCGGAAGATACGCGAACTGGAAGCAAAGCTAAATACGGCAGCAACTGAGACCAAACCAGTTGCATTAGTATCTAAGCCAACGCTTGAAAGTTGCGACTATGATTCCGACGAGTATGAACAAAAGCTTGCTGATTGGTATGAGCATAAACGCGAATACGATTCAGTGGAAGCCAAGGCAGAAGCGCAGCGAGATGCTGAGTCTAAAGCATGGCAGGACAAGCTTGATTCCTATGCGAAGGCAAAATCTTCGTTGAAGGTGCGGGACTATGACGAAGCTGAAGCTACGGCTTTAGATACGTTTAACGTAACGCAGCAGGGAATAGTTCTACAAGGCTCTGACAATCCTGCTTTGCTTATTTACGCAATTGGCAAAAGCACTAAGCGAGCTAAGGAACTGGCAGCAATCACCGACCCCGTAAAGTTTGCCTTTGCGGTAGCAAAACTGGAGACTCAGTTGAAAGTAACTAACCGTAGGGCGACAACCACGCCAGAACGTACAATCACCTCAAACGGTGGGCGTGTGTCTGGTTCCATTGATTCACAACTTGAACGCTTACGCGCTGAAGCTTTGAAGACCGGAGACTTATCAAAGGTCATGGAGTATAAGCGTCGTAATAAGAAAACCTAATTTTTCGGAGTTAATATAATGGCAAATGCTTTTTCAAAAGAAGAAATTGTTGCCTTTGAGAATATCCTTGAAGGCTTCCATGACGCTTTGATCCTTTCAAAGAACGTCAACATCTACAACACCAATGGCGTAACTATGGAACGCGCTCGTGACACCATGTGGCGTCCGCAACCATACATCGCTCAGTCGTTCACTCGTACTGTTGGCACGACCATTGCTTCTAATGTTCAGACGATGACCCAGCTTTCTGTTCCTTCGACCTTGGGCTTCAGCCCTTGTTCTGCGTGGGAAATGAATGCTCTGGAACTTCGTGATGCACTGCAAGAAAATCGTCTTGGCGATGCTGCAAAGCAGAAGCTTGCTTCGGACATCAACCTTTCCGTTATGGATTTGGCTGCTGCTCAGGGTACGCTTGTTGTTGACGTAGCTACCGCTGCTGGCGATTATGACGATGTTGCACTTTGCGACAGCATCATGAACGAACAGGGTGTTATGGCTGGTGATCGCTACCTCGCATTGTCGAGCCGCGATTATAACGGCATGGCTGGTAACTTGGCAGTAGCGACTCGCTCGTTCACTGGCACGAAGTCGGCTAACGCATATGAGCGTTCGTTCGTTGGTGAAGTCGCAAGCTTCTCAACCTACAAGCTTGACTATGCTAACCGTTGTGCTGCTAACACTGCAACTGTCACCATCAACACTCTTGGCGCTCAAGCTCAGTATGTTCCAGAGGCGACAACCAACAGTGTTTCGGGTATCCTGAACGTTGACAACCGCTATCAGACCGTCACTGTCTCCTCGACAACTGGCGTTCTTGCTGGCGATGCGTTCACGATTGATGGCATTGAAGCTGTTCACCACATCACGAAGCGTTCGACTGGCGAACTCAAGACGTTTCGCGTCATTGAAGTTGTCAACGGCACATCGATGGTTATCTCGCCACCGATCATCGCTGCGACTGCTCCAGCAACTGATGCTGAATTGCAGTACAAGAACGTTGAATTGGTTGCTGCTTCTGCGGCTGCTCCGCTCAACTTCTTGAACATTGCGGCTTCGAACATCAACCCGTTCTGGCGCAAGGATTCGATTGAACTCCTCCCAGGCCGCTATGCTGTTCCAGATGGCGCTGGCGTTGACGTTCTTCGTGCATCGACAGATCAGGGTATCGAGTTGGTAATGACCAAGCGTTTCGATCCACTGACCTTCCAGACGCTTTACACGCTGGACACACTGTATGGTGTGGTTATGACGAACCCAGAAATGGCAGGTATCCTGCTTTTCAACCAAGTGTAATAGGGATGGGGGGAGCTTCGGCTTCCCCCTCTTTCTTCAAGGAGCGAACCAATGCCATTGAAAAAAGGTTTTAGTCGAGCAACCATCGGCAAGAATATCAAGATGGAAGAAAAGGCTGGTCGCCCTAAAAATCAAGCCATCGCCATTGCGCTCAATGTAGCACGCGATGCAGCAATGAAAGCAGGGAAGCCGTCAAAGGCTCCTAAGCGGAAGCCAAAGAAATGAAGATGGGCTTGTACGCAAACATCAATGCGAAGCGTAAGCGCATCAAGGCACAGAAGGCTGCTGGCAAGACACCAGAGCGCATGAAGAAGCCTGGTAGCAAGGGAGCGCCGACAAAGGCTGACTTCATCGCATCAGCAAAGACTGCAAAGCCAATGAAGGGCAAAAAGAAATGACTGACTTCCCAACCATTCTTTATCGCGTTCCTGGGCCATTTAAGAAGCCTCGTGGTGGCACATATGCTACTCGCCCCGCTGCGGATCAGGAAGCATTTGACGCATTGATCGCTAAAGGCTGGTCTGCGTCTTATGAAGAAGCCGCAAGCAAGTTAGACAAGAAGCCAAAGGCTAAGGCTGTTGAGATTGATGAAGTCTCTGGCCCAAGCCGTGAGGAACTGGAAGTTAAGGCGAAAGAATTAGGGGTATCGTTTAATGCACGAACTTCTGATATAACGCTGTCAGATCGCATAACGTCAGCATTGGAAGTCTGAAATGGGATATACAAAGCGCCAGTTCGTAACGTCAGCCTTTGAAGAAATAGGCTTGGCAGATTACGTCTTTGACCTTCAGCCTGAACAGCTAGAGGCCGCTTTGCGCCGTTTAGATTCCATGATGGCTGAATGGAACGCTGCTGGCATCCGTCTTGGCTACGCAATGCCAAGCAGCCCACAAGATAGCGACCTAGATACAGAAACCAATGTGCCTGACAGCGCATGGGAAGCTATCATTACCAACCTAGCTATTCGGATTGCTCCTGGCTATGGTAAGGCTGTATCGACTGACACTAAGGTATCAGCTAAGGGCGCTTACAATGTATTGCTACAACGCGCTACATTCCCGCTTGAACAACAGCTTCCATCAACAATGCCATTAGGTCAGGGCAACAAGCCTTGGCGATGGGATAATCCTTATGTGCGGATTCCTTATGATTCTGTAAATGCTGGGCCTGATGGCCCCCTTGATTGGAGTTAAACCATGCCTACCATTAATCAGCTACCAACCGTAACACAGGTCTCTGGCGGAGATCAGTTACCATTATTCGTAACCAACCAAGGCGATGCTCGTCGTTGCTCTGTCACAACGCTTATTGAATATGTTGAGGAAAACTTTGACGCTGTTGTTTGTAATTCGGTTCAGACAACGCCATCAACCTTTGCCCAGCTTATCAACCCTGTTGGTAACACTGGCGCACGGGCTTTTATTACTGATGGAAGCACTACGACATTTGCTGCTACTGTTGCTGGCGCGGGTGCTAACTTTGTTCCCGTATACAGCGATGGCACTGTGTGGAGAGTGGGATAAATCAAACTTAGTTGATGGAGAATTGAAATGAAAATGAGCGGTGGAAAAGGTTATAGCTACGGCGAAAAGGGTATGGCAATGGCAAAGAAAGCCCCTGCTAAATCTGGCAAGTCAATGATGATGACCAAAGCAAAGAAGAAAAAGAAGTAAGACGCCTCAGTGAAAAAGGATTCGCGCCTTACTCGTGCTGGTGTCGCTGGGTATAATAAGCCCAAGAAAACACCATCGCATCCGAAGAAGTCGCACGTTGTTGTAGCTAAAGAAGGTGATAAGGTTAAGACAATCCGCTTCGGGCAGCAAGGCGTAATGGGTTCACCCGCCAGCAAAGGCGAAAGCGAATCCAATAAGAAGCGCCGCGCATCGTTTAAGTCTAGGCACGCAAAGAATATAGCTAAAGGTAAAATGAGCGCGGCATTCTGGGCCGACAAAGTTAAGTGGTAAAGGAATTAAATTATGGATGATATTAGAACATTTGCACCAGCTTACGGACAAGGCATTTCCGTAACTCCTGGCGTTGCTAGTGCGAACTCCGTTCTTGGTAAGAACGTGACATCTCTGTGCATCACCAGCCGTAATTCGGTTGAGTGCTTTGTCCGCATCGGCACTGGCGCTGGTCTAGCTGCAACGAGTGCTGACTATCTGGTTCCGCCAAACGGTCAGGTAAGCATTAGCAAATTCTTGGATTATGATCGGATCGCATACATCGCCCCTGCTGGCGGTGGTTCGCTCCACATTCTTCCTGGCGAGGGCTTCTAATGTTTCTGCTGACGCGCCTTCGGACTCGTCTGCGTTACTTTAACACAGGCGGTGGCCCCGTTCCTGGTGCGCTTCTTCAAGAGAATGGCGACTTCCTGCTTCTTGAAGATGGCGGCTACATTCTGCTTTAATAGAGTATATCCATGACGCAGATTCCAATCTTGAGTGGCATATTTACAGACAACGGGCCAGACTTTAGAACGTCTTATCCCGTTAACTTTGTTCCTGTGCCAAAAGCAAATGGAATCAGTAATGGATTCTTACGACCCGCTGAAGGCATTGTCGGCAACGGCACTGGCCCTGGCATTGATCGCGGTGGCATAAACTATAACAACGTATGCTATCGCGTCATGGGTTCTAAGTTCGTATCAGTTGCCAGCAACGGCGCTGTGACGATCTTGGGTGATGTCGGCAATGAT